TCCATTATACCGTTTTGATAAAGAGTTATTTTTTCAGATGTGTTTAGGGCGCCTGGAGTAAAAAATCTTGGTTCTGCTATTGCTTCAGCGACATTAGGTTTCATCATTGCAGCAGCATATCCTTTTATACCACCATATCTAATAGCTATTGCTATTGCAGCTGGTACTGCAATTGATCCGGTGGCTACTGCTATTGGCAAACCAGCAAATGCAGCAGCTATTGTAGCAGCTATTAATTGACCAAAATTACCCGTTGCATTTTGTTCCTGTAGTCTTTTGCCCATTTTAACAATATCTTTAAATTGTTTAGGTGCATTTTTTCCAAATATAATTTTAAATCTTGCAGGGTCTTGATATAAATCTGTTATAAACTCTGCATTAAATATTTTACCAATTTGTTCAATGCTTGGAGTTTCATCAATATTTACTCCTAAAGCCTTTCTTATTTGATTTTCAATATATTTTTCTCTCAATACTTCTTTTGTTCCATCATCTAATTTGTTAAATATTTTTTCAAGCTCTTTAGTCCTAAATGCTTTTTTATCAAACATAGTATTTACAAGATTAATAACATCAGTTTCATCTTGTATATCAAAACCATCTTTACTAATGCGTTTAGCAAATTCTTGGTTTTGTAAATCTTTTAACTTAGTAACTTCATCAGCATATTCATTTATATTTTTTGTTAAATCTTTAATTTCCTGCGGTCCTAAATTATCATAAGACCTTATTGATTCACCTAATTTAGTAAATCTTTGTTGAAGTAAATCTTGTACAGCTCTTCTAGTTTCGTCTGAAGCACTTACAGGCATGCTTTCAATTGCGTTTGCAATTTTAATTAAATCACCTGTTGCTTCTTTTCCTAGTATTGTTTCTAAAGTAGAAGGACCTAATTTTTCTGTACCAGTTACTCGACCATTACCTGCATAAGCACGAATTTCTTCAGCAAATTCATACATATTTTTGTTAGCAGTTATTTTATTTAATAAGTTATCAACAAGAACATTCCTAAAAGCATTACCAATTAACTCTGGATTCATTTCATCTGTTACTTGCACAGCTCTTTCTGATCTACTTCTTTCTCCTAGTTTTCCTTCATCTACAGCTTGTTTTGCTAAAACATCGCCTTCTTCTGCTAATTCTTCAGTAACTCTAGTTGCTGCTTGTTGCCCTTCATCCATACTTGTTAATGGAGGAACATCTTTTTGCAAAGTTGGAACATTTTCATCAACAGCTTTTTTATACCCAGGTAAAACTTCTTTAGCTTGGTCTACAGCTTCATTCATTGCTCTGTTTGATCTTCGTGTTGTTTCTACTAAAGTATTAAAAACTGTATCTATTAATGCTGGATTAGCATCTTTACTCAATAATCTATTAATTAAAGCATCAGAGTTTTGTTTTTTCCTTGCTACATCTTGTGCTAATTTTCCTATTCCAAATTCTTCAAATAGTTGATAGCCAATTCTTTGTTCATCCATAAGTTTTGTAGACCTAACAGATATGTCTCGCAAAGATTTTATAGCTTGAATTTTTTGTTTATATTCTGGAGACCCTTTTCTTATTCCTTCAAAACCTTTTTTCTCTAAGGATGACATGGCAGAACCTAATTGTGCGTAAGATATTTCTCCATCTTTTATTGCCGCAGTCCACACTTTTCCTAAATCAATATTTTCATCAGCAATAACTACTTTTCTTAAAGTTTGAACTAATTCATTATGTTGCATTGGAGAAAGTAAACTTATAGGTTCATCAGCTTGATCTTGAGCAACTTTTATTAAATTTTTTAAAATTCCAGGCTCTAAACTATTAAACATTTTAGAACCTTTTTGATCATTTAAAATAGTTTTTAAAGCTTTAATTGTGTCATCTGTTTTTATAAATTGTGGACCTGCGTCTTCTCCATATCTTAATGCAAACTGTGGAATACCTTGTTTGTCTTTTATAATAGAAAGACCATCTGTATCTTTAATGCCTTTTAAGTAATTTAATCTATTTAAATCTTGATCTGGTAAATTAGATGTTTTTTCTAATACTTTTATTTCATCATCAATTGCTTTTATTGTGCCAGAAGGCAAGCTATCAACAACATCCACTATCTCTTCAACAACTTCATCAAATTCGCCGTCTAAATATTTTTGACTAGGTACAGGATTGTCTATAGAGTTGATTAATCCTCTTTCAAGATTTTTTTCTAAAAACAAATCGTATAATTCATCAGCTTCTTTATCTAGTCCTTTACTAAATAAATCATCAATTTCTTTTCTTTGAGTTGGTGTTATACCATCATTTAATTCTATAGGAACTGTTTTTGTCTGTGTTTTTTTAACAGTTCCTGGAGCTACATCAGCAATTTCAAATATATCTTGAATATCTTTAAAACCTTGCTTTGCTATTCTCTGTCCAACATCAATTGCTTCCGTTGCTGTTTTAGCCGAAGCATCCTGTATTTGATTATAAACATCTGCTATTTCATCAATATTTTTTGGACCACCAACATTTGTTTCATCTGATAATTTTAATAAAGAATTTAAAGCGCCTCTTAAATTAGTATGAACACCTTTAGTATATCTATCAGTTAATTCTACAAAATCATCAGTAGTAGTCGTAAATGCATCTTTAATTGCTTTATTTATGTATTCATCTACATCTGTTTTTTCTAATATTTTTTTACCCGCATCAGTCATTTGTAATGCGTTTTTCATTTCTTCTCTAAACACATCGACATTTTTTGATAACTTTTCTTGTCTTTTACCAGCTATTGTTTCTGCCATAAGTTGTAGTCTGTGTTTTAAGTTAATATCTAAATTTTGTTTTGCATAAAAATCTGGCATTATGCCTTTTTCAATATCAGCTAACATACTGTTTTGCTGTGGAGTAAGTTTTCCTGTTTCTTCATATTCTTTCCAAATCTTAGAAAAAGCATCTGAACTAGGATCGGTTGCTCCTTTACCATAAAAAGCATCTAAATGTTTTTGAGAATTACCTTTAAAGTATCTTCCTAGCCCTCTAAGCAATCCTCCAAAAACTAAATCACCTACACCTGCATATGTTGCCTCTGTTAATCCTCTTTTATTAACAGCACTAACTGCTTCATCAGATATTCCTCTTGCCCATTGTTGAGCTTCATCAATAAATGTTCCTATGTATGCTCCACCGGCACTTGCAGCAGAAGGTAAAATAAGAGCTGCTGCTAAAGCTCCTCCATAAGGAGTTCTTACTAAAGCTCTACCTAAAGCAGTTTTTGGTATTTTTTTAGCAGCAGCAGTAAAACCAGCTATTGAACCTATTGTAGGACCAAGCACTTCACCAGCAAGATCAATAATGTCTTCACCTTCAAATTTAGTAGAATCTATTGCGACTAAATTGTTAGTAGGATCCATACCTAATTCTTCTTGGCCTTTTGGTGTTAACAAAAAATCTCCTAATTTATCAACAACATAGCCTTCTTTACCAACATTCTTGTCTAAAAAATTTACTCTTTCTTTAAAATTATTTGTGTTTCCAAAACGAAATCTAAAACTATTATTTGTTACACCTGACTTGTAATCAGCACCTCTAAACCTTCCAGTGCTTGTAAACACACTTTGCTTTGGAGCTTCTTTTGAAATGTCTTGTTTAGGTGTTTGAACAGTGTTTGATTCTATTGTTGTAAAATCTCCACCTATTGCATTTCGTAAAGCACTTTCTTCTGCTGGAGACATCTCTTCTGCTTCTTGAATTGCTTCAATAACTTTACCGTCAAATGTTTTATAATATTTTTTTACAGCCACAATTTACCTTATTGCCTTAAATCTATTGTCCTTGATACTGCTGTTCTTCCGCCTGGTGATATTTCATTAAAATTTACAATACTACTTTTAGGAATAGTTAATTTACCTCCAGACTTAGCAATTCTTTCCGCAACTTTTCTTTCAACTCTTTCGATTTCATCTAAATAACCACCACCAGGCGATGTTTCTGCCATAGAGTAAAGTGATTGTAATGCAGTATTTGCATTATAAGATGGTTTTTCAAATATTTTTACAAGCTCTTCTAATGATGCTTTTGCTGAAGCAACGTCCGTAAATGTTCCTAAAATATTAACAATGTCATCAGCTCTTTTTCTGTCAGCATCAGAAATAGTTCTGTTTGATTCACCTAATAATATCGTAATGTTTTGAGCTGTAAATCTTTTAGCCCATCTAGCAAGAATTTCTGGTGTAGGTATTAATTGTCTACCTGTAACTGGATCAAAAGCAGTTCTATCTATACCTGCAAGAGCAGATATACCTCTTGATAAATCATTTACTCTTTGAGATAAACCAACAGTATCAGCGCTAATTAATTCTTTTACCATGTTAATTTCATCAAGAGTGTCTCTTGAATATTCTTCTGCTTTATATATATCTCTTATAATTGGAGCTATATCTACATCAGGCTCATACTTTACATTGCCTTTTTTATCTTCTCTTAAACGAACTTGAAATTGTAAATTATCTTGACTACCTCTACTATAAAGACCTGGAAGTTTTACTTTTAAAATTTGTTTTTGCATTAAAGGATCAGCATCTGGCCCTTCGCCAAGATCTTGAATATTTTTAGCAATTTTTGTTTGTAATAATTGATTTTGTAATTTTTCTTTTTCAGAAATACCTTCACCGCCAATTGGTATTCTACCAGCTAATATTGCTCTTTGTGTAAAGTTTTCTTCTGCCATTTCTGGTGGAGCAAACTCATAACCTAATTGAGATATTTCTTCTATTGATACTGGTTCAGGCGTTAGCTTGTAAGTGTTTTCACCAGGAACTCTATATGCTAAAAATTGTTTTCCTTTAGCTGATTCTTCTTCAGCTTGTGATCTTGCTAAATCAGACATTGACATTCTTTTTTGCACTGTTCCTACAACGCTTCCATCAAAAGGAACAGCACTGTAAGCTGCCATAGCTTCAGCATCGCCAATATTTTTTTCTTCTCTAACTTTTTTTAATTCTTTAGAAAAATCACTATTAACAACACCTTTAGGAGCCTGTTGAAATTGTTTAATATCCATATCAACAATTGCATCTAATGCTTCGCCAGTTCTTCCTGTTTGTTCTTTAAAGACTTCATATAATAAAACATTTCCTTCAGGAGAACTATCAACAGGAATTTTTTCACCTGTTCTAGGTTGAATAAAAAATACTTCTCCAGTGTCATTATCTGTTTCTGTATTGGTTTTAATCCAATCTCTAAAATCCTCCATATCATCAAATTCTTTTTTTTCTTTATTTTTCTTTGTTTCTTTTTTAGGTTTTTTGTTATTACTCGCAACTTTTTTTAAATCATTGCTCAAAGACTCTAAATCTTTTTGAATTTCATTAGCATTAGATCTTTCAATAATTGGATCAGTAACTAAAGTATCCTCTACTATGTTACCAACACCAATGCCAATTGGACCACCATAAGCATAACCTTTTGGTTTTATAATAGGCGGATTAAACATAATTAACCTCCGTACGCTCGTTGATCAAATCCAAAACCACTTGGGTTAAACATAGAATATGGATTCACATATGGAGCGTATCCAGACAATGTTGTTTGCATTGGACTAGCTACAGGAGCTTGACCTTGACCCATCATCATAGTGTTGCTTGGTATACCTTGAGCTAAACCAAGTTGATAAGTTGTTCTATTAAATGGGTCCATATAAATGTTATAAGCGTTTTGTCTTTGTGTATCATATAAAGACTGTTCATAACCTCTTGCAGTTCTACCAGCATTAGCAAGAGCTGCAATATCTGCACCTTGCAATCCTTGTAAAGTACCTCCAGCACCTATAAATCCAGAACCTAAATTTTGCAAAGCTGGGGCAAAACCTGCTAAACCAGTTCCTAATTGTGCAAAGTTTTGACCACCAGACGATATACCTGTTGATAGTTGAGAAAGTAAACCAGCAAGTCCAGAACGAGCTTGACCAAAACCTTGGCCTAATCCTGCCATAGTTGGGGCAGCTCCTCTTAATGCTTGTTGTTCTATATTAAATTGATTTTGTGCTTGATTAAAAGCAGACGCTAAACCTTGATTAATAACATTTTGTCTAGCATCCTGTCTTTGTCTTTCCATTTCTAGCTCAATCATACCAGCTCTTGTAGAGCCTCTAAGTCCTGAGTTAGCAGCTTTAACATTTAATTCAGTTATTTTATTATCGTAAAATTCGTCAATGTCTCCTAATTGATCTTCTACAACGGCTTCCATATAAGGATTCATATAAAAATTAGCTGCATTTGGAGTAAAAGAACCAAGACCAGCTTGTAACATATTTATACCTTCGTATATGCCACGTTCTGTTGGAGCTAAACCACTACGAGCTAACATAGCTGCGTCTCTTAATCCCATTACACCTTCAGAATAAAGTGGGTAAGCATCTCTCATTACAGATGCACCCTCTCCTAAGAAAGGAAGAGCACCTTCATAAGCCTCCATACCTCTTTGGAAATATGGAAGATATGCACCTACACCTTGTGCTGTCATGTCAAGAGCACGTTGTTCTAAAGGATTAAAAGGAGCTACTTGAGTTGTAATAGCCTCAATAGGCGGTGGTTTAGAAGAAAAAGAATATCCTTGGTTAAATAAAAATTCTGTTAAAGCTCTTATATAAGGGTCTGCTAAATTATATTCTACATTACCAGCATATGTAGCATCTGTTACACTAGGAAGAGTTCCTGTAAATGTATATTGTCCTTGATTAACTGGAGTTGTCATGATTTCATTGCCTCTAAATCATTCATTAAAGAATACATTTCTCTAACACCTTTTTTTCTGTCGCCACCACCAGCTGCTTTTACAGCTTTAGCTGTCATTACAAACTCACCATCTGATAATCTTGCAGGAATAGAATCACTTGTTCCTGTGCCAGGGCCACTAGCTTCTCCACCTTCTCTTAAATCAACACCTCTACCTTTTAAAATATCTGCATATGTTAATTCACCATCATTATTTAAGTCTGGAAAAGCCTCACCACCCTTGGCCATATTAATAGCTGTTTGTGGTTGAGCGTAAGTAGGATAAAGTTGATTGTAGTCTATAACTTCAAACTGTCCTCCTAATTGATTTTGTACATCTTGTCTTGCTCTTGCTGATTCAAAACTTGCGTTTCTTCTAAATTGATCTGTAGGTAAATTTGTAGGTTTTGTTAAAGCTTCAAACATCATAAGAAATTGAATATCTTCAGCATCAAGAGATTCTTTTTTTCTTTGTTTATCTAGTATCTCTGCATATTTTTCCATTATTTCTTCGTCATTCATTTGTGTACCAAATCGTCTCATAATGCTTTCTCTAGCAGGATTATTAAATATATCGCCTGCCATAGTAGGAGAGCCTTCACCACCAAATATTCCAGTTCCACCTCTCATAGGTATATTAGCGTAACCTTCATCACCAAAAATAGAACCGCCAAGATATTGCCTCATTTGTTGTTGAGCTAAATTTCTAGCACCTGGTGTTCCAATAGCTTCTCCTAACTCTCCTTGTGCATATAAAGCACCTAAATCACCAAGAGTTCTTCTTCTATTTTCTTCTGTTCCTATTAAGGAACCTACACCTTGTCTAAATTGTTGTTCAGGAGACTTACCAAACATAGATGTTGTAGCTGCATCTAAAGCATCTGGACCATATATTAAACCAGCTGTTCCTAAACCAGTAGAAATAAATGGATGTCTATAAGCAAAACTACCTATACCTTTTAATCCACTTCCTGCTGCACCTGCTAATCCTTTACCTATACTTCCTAATGTGTATGTTGGAACACCAGATTCCATTAATCCCATAGTTGGTGTAGTTAAAAGAGGTTTACTTGGTCTACTAAAGTTTAAAAGATCTCTTATTCCTCTTGAGGCAGGTATCCCTAAATCGTCCATAGTTTGTGCTGTAGTTTTTGCAGCAAAAGATGTATTGACGTTAGGTATTGTAGAACCATAAGCTGTGTTTGTAGGTCCTCTATAAGATCCCATAGGAAACTTACTTACGTTTGATGATGGAGCTCCAGTTCTAAAGCTAAAATTTTGTAAAGATTGTCTACCAGCTGGAGTAGAATTTAAAAAACTTCCAATTCCTGATCTTGCTCTATTAAATTGATTAGTTATACCTGATCCAATTTGAGAACCTATATTACGACCTTGTGCCATAATAGAACCAAAAGCGGCATCGGCCGCTGGGTTTGCTACAGCTGGATTTGTAGCTCTATTAGCTCTATTAAATAAATTTTTAGTTCCTTGACCTATTCTACTACTCGCAACTTTTTGAGCCATAGGACTAGTGGCAAGTGTTTGTATACCTGATCTAGCGCTAGCTCCTAAACTTTCTAAAAAAGCAGGACTAGATCTTAAAGCTCCAGCAATATCTAAACCTCTTAAACTTGTTGTACCTGATTTTATGCGTGCTGCTAAAGAAGCGGCAACTTCGCCTGCGGCTGGATATTTTGTTAAGATAGCTTTTTGAACAGCTGCTGCTTTAGCTGCTGTTGAAGTTCCTTTTGCTGCATTCAATGCTCCTTGTGCAGTAACCAATATATCATCAGCTACAACTTTAGTTGCTGCGACTACAGGCTGAGTCATTCTTCCTGCAGCAGCTGATGCACCTGTGTAATTTCTTCCTAAATTTGCACCAGGTTGACTTCTTCTTGCTTGTTGTGAAAAACCTTTCCCAAATCTACTAGCTTGATTACCAGCACTTTTTAAAATACTTTGAGCTGTTGGTACAGCTTGTTTTAAAAGTGGAGTTGCTGCTCCCCTTGCTGCTCTTAATCCTCCTAATCCTGTTTGAAGCGCTCTTGCTAATAAACCTATTGCCATTACGATGTCACCACTGTTACTGTTCCTACGGAACTTGTTAAACTCAAACCTGTTGGATAAACCACAGGTAAATATAAATTTCTCCAAGCACTGCCATCGTACGCTTGGTGTACTTCCACCGTTGTATTAAATATTAACCCACCCGGACTAAATTTTCTACTATTTCTTTGTGCAGTAGTATAAGACGGAACTACGTTTAAGTCTAATTGAAAAAGATTTTGTTCAATTGTACGAACTAATCTGTTTAAAGTATTAGCATCTATCTCTTCTTGATTAAATCTAGGAAGAGAAGAAAAGGCTTGTCTTATATCAAATCTTGGCACTATTGTCTCCCATCTGGCTTAACATCTAATCGTGTAGAACCTAGCCTCCATCCTACACCTAATCTATTTGCTGTATTAACAGAATTGTCATTGTGACTAGATACTTTTAAAGCAATTTGTCTACCGCGGCCTCTAATATTTTTAACTTGTGTTGATGAGTCAACAGCTACAGTAGCGTCTGTTACTAATGATCCACCTGGAGCATCACGCATTCTTACAAGTAAATCAACAGTTTGTGGACCTGCTCCATCTATACCTATAAACTTAAAATCTGGTATAACCCTGCTAACAAAAGCAAACTGCTCACCGTCTTGTATGTCTATATCTCCAGACTGTATAAATACACCATCCATTGGAGAACCATCATCATCAAAACCAGTTTCATGAGAATATATATAGCCACTAGAAGATCCTTGAGCTGCTCTTGGTTTTTGATAAATACCATAATCAATCCAAGCCGTTCTTTCTAATTTACCTATAGACCATGTTCTTTGCACATAATCATAAGTAACATATCTATCTATTTCAGCAGAACCAGCAGATGGATAAAACCATCCTACTTCGTCAAATGTTTGATTAGAAAAACCAAATATTTTATATCGTTCGTCATAATTAAGATCACCAAAAACATACTCTTTAACAGAACATGGCAAAGTTTGAACAGAACCTGTGTATACATAAAAATTAGATTTATCCATCCAAAATGTTGCATCAGCTCCATTAACAGAAGCATTAGGGCCTAAAATCGACGGACCCCTAGCGAGGAGAGAAGTGGTAAAGGGAAGGGGTCCGCCTACGAATCGCAATGAAAACAATGCGATGTCGGTCCAAACTAATATTTCTTGTCTTGTTTGTAGACCACCAATAATTTCTGAGCCTAAATTTAATTCTATTTGATCAGCTGTAGAAGTACCATCTGTTCTTATTTCCCAGTCTACAGCACTGTTTTGATTAGATATTCCTATTACCATAGGATCTATTACTCCTGTTCTTGAAGACCCTGATATAGGATCTACACCCAATGCTATAACATGCCCATCTCTTTCAGATACGATAATTTGATTGGCTTTGTTTGGTGCAAGATTTGCGCCTGCGTCAGACGTAATGATGGTGGCACGGGAAGTCGTCCCTCCAGACTCATCCCATTTGTAAATAGCTCCACCCCTATTATTAATAATAAGATCCTCACCGTAGTTATCCTGATTCCATAATCTAAATTCAGCAGAAGGAGTACCATAACCCCAAGCACCAGCATTCCATGTGCTAGCTCCCCAACCACCTAATAAGGATTGTTGGTCTTCTCCTACAGGAATTTCAAATTTAAATGTTAGAGAACCTCCAGTATTAGAAGTAGAACCAGAGGCAGTCGTACTTACTGTTATATCAAAATTATTAGAATCTACAACAGCTACCGTATGATTTGCATTAATTTCTGTTATTGGAATACCATTAACAGGTCCAGAGAGGCCAGATATAGTTACAAAATCACCAGTTGCACAACCGTGACTAGGAACTGTAAATCTTACAGATGTTGTTCCGTTTGTTGTCATAGGATTATTTACAGTTTGTGTAGCTCTTAATGGAGTAATATCATAATAAATACCATCATTTAAAATATAAAATTTACGATTAGTGCCTACACCTACATACTGATTGCCATCAAAATCAGACCACTCAAACAAAGTTCTACAACTACCAACAAATTGATTGTCAGAGTATTTTTCCCATCCACCTATTTTTTGTGGTAAACCAGCTTGAAAACGAACAAGATTGCCATCAGTCCAACCACCTTCATTTGTGTAATCTGTTGTTTCTTTGTTTATTCCTGGTCTAAAATTAAACTTTGCTAACGGCATCTTCTAATTCTTCCACTTTCTCTTCGAGTTTTTCGATTTTCCAGAGAGCATCTTTTAATGCCTGAGTAAGTAAAGGAACCAGCTTAGATTGATCTAATTGCTGTAAAATTGGTGCGTCTGTTACTGGATCAACAGCGTCCTTGTCACCGGTTACTGCACTAGGTACAATTTCTTGTACTTCGTGAGCTATAAAACCTTCTTGTTTTGTAGGATTAATAATATCTTTAAACTCGTATAAAACGGGTCTAAGGCTCATTACTCTTTCACATGCGTCTTCTATATTACCAAGCTCATTTTTCTTTCTGTAATCAGAAGTTGTGTTGTAAGACGCATTTGTACCATTATTTGTAATAGTGCCTACAGTTGTTGCACCATTTAAAAATGTCATATGTGGTATACCAGTACCTTGATAAGATTTATACATAGCATCTGTATCTAAATAAGATGTAGCGTTAGTTGTGGCACCTGTTGTTGTTCTACCTGCGTAAAAAATATTACCTGTGTTATCTATGCGTATTCTTTCGGCTGAACCACCAGTCACAAAAGCTAATTGATTTGATGTTGCCTGTATTTCGTTTCCGTTAATATTAACACTATCAACAGTTAAATTAGTAGCAGGTGCATTAGAACCAATATCAACACCATCTATAGTTCCAGAATCAATATCAGCTTGATCTAAATAAGCAATACCATCAATGTATAAGTTTCTCCATTCATGTGTTGTAGAGCCTAAATCATGTGTATTATCGGCTGTTGGAATAACACCTTCTGTTAAAAGAGTTCCTATACCATTTTTTACATTACCGTTTGTTGCCCCAAGACCATCAGAAAAAATCATAGCTGTTACACCATTTGGTACCGTTACTGTTGTTCCAGATGAACCTTGTTTAAATACTAAACTAAAACCGCCTGTTGTAGCGTTTTTTACATACCAAGTTTTTTCTAAATCATTTGGGCTTAAAGTTATTGTTCTTTCTGCTGATAAAGTTCCAGTAAAATTAATGTATTTATTTCTTGCAGTTGAACTTGAACCATCAGAAACAGCTAAAGTTGCATTAGCATCTGATAGTGCATGACTGACATAACCAGATATTGCTTGATCAACCAATTCCATATTTGTATTTGTACTTGTGCCCCAAGTACCTGATTCTTCACCAGTACCAATTAATTTTATACCTAAATTACTAAATGTAGCCATTATGCAGCAACCCTTGTCCAATTTGGAGTTTGACTTGTATCTACCTCTTGCCAAATAGATACATTGCCAACACTTCCTGTCATACTTAGTCCTGTTGGGAATATATCAGAACCAAAGTTCATTTGAACAAAACCAATATCTCCCGTTGTGTTTACTCCTGTTGGGAATACACCAACACCAGTGCTTACACTAACACTTCCTTGTGAAGATGTCATTCCTAAATCAACATTGCCTGCTACAGAAACTGCCATACCCATACCAGAGTGAGCACTACAATATATGTATAGTGTTGAAGGTGTAGAATCTGTAATTGTTATGGTTGTAGAGCCTGTAGAACCAGGTGAACCAGAAACACTTACATTAGATGTATATTCTGAACCACCACCATGCGTACCATCTTGTGTTGTTGAAAATCTTAAAGGATGACCACCGTTTGAATTATCTGTTTGATCAAACACATAAGTAAACCCTACATGCAATGTAGTTGGCATTGATAATGCACCATCAATATAATATTTATTTCCTGTTCCAGCATTGCCAGAAACTTTAACTGAGAAATTTTGATTTTGTCTTGGTTTAGCAACAACACTTGTTTTTGCAGTTTCATCACCAAGAGCTGAGGCTATTGCAATTCCACTTGGAAATACATTAGGAGCTAATGATATTGATTCACTACCTAAAGATGCTGTAGCAGCAATACTATTACCAGTAACAAATACAGTTTCATTTCCAACAGCTTGGACTGAATAAGGCCCTATTGTTTGAAAAGCTGCTTGTACTCCAAAAACACCATCTACTCTACTAAAAGCAGTACCTACGCTATTAAGTTGTGTTTGTGCTTGCACACCTGTAGGTAGCACAGTTACAAATTCACCAGCAGAAGCAGTTCCTAAAGAAGATGTTAAAGAAAATCCTGTAACAGATACACTTACATCTGTTACACCCGGTGAAGAAAAAGTATCTTGAGCATATGTAGCAAATCCATAAGACATATTTTATAATTTAGTTATCTGACCTGATATAGCAATACTAAAACTATCGCCATTTTTATAAGTTACGGTTCTAAGTTCTGTTTCTTCGTTTGTTGATGAACTTTGTAAATTTGGGTGTTCTTGAAAACCATTTTCAGCAGTGTAAATAGTTTCTAAACTTTTACCAACAATAGGAATTGTAACAGTTTCTACACTAGAATTTGTGCTATCTTCATCTGTGTAATGATGTAAGTTTTGATTTAGTTCTGTTACTTTTACTGATGTACCTTCTTTGTCATTACCGTCTAATTTTTCATAAACTAAATCTAATGATGTATCAATTAATGTAACCACTACATTTTCAGAACCACCATAATAATCATCAGTTCTTTTTAATAAATCCATTGGCATCATTATCTCCTATAAAAAATTTGGTTTAGTTGGAAAAGCAATATTTGGAAAACCTTCTTGTGCAGGTAAATCTCTTAATGCTTGTCTATATGTTGTAGCTTCGGTTTTTTGTTCATCTGTTAATGGGCTGTCAGAAACTAATGACCAATCACTTTCTTGCAAAAGTGTATTTCTTTCTATTTTTTTAAATTCCTTCAAATTTTCTTCTGCATTTGAATCTTCTCTATTATCTACTTCAATTTCGACAACTTTTCCAAGACTTGCATCATATACATTTTCTTTTGCCATGTTTTGTCCTTATTTCTTAATTGCGTAAACAGTTATTATACCTTCTTCAAAACTTCCAGAACCTGGATAAAAATAAAATTGTTCTGCGTAATCAGTTGTTGTTGCACCTCCACTTCCTGCACTAAAAGAACCCATTTCATTATTCATATAATAATTATTTGCTCCTGTTCTTACATTTGCTACATAGCTATAAGCTGCATTTTTAAAATTATTTTCGTAAACTACTTTTCCAGTAAATTTACCACTATAAGCATTTCCATTATAGTTTTGTACTGGAGAATTGTTTCTGTAAGGATAATTTGCACCATACATTCTAAAACTTAAATAAAAACTGAAAGCTTGGTTAGCTGTTTGATAACTAGAACCATTGTAATTACCTGTAACTTGACCTATAAAATCAGCTCCTGTCATAACACTTGAACCATTTTTGTAAGGTTTAAATCTTACATTGTAACTTGTATCATTACTTATACCTACACCATAAAAATGTATTTCATAAGCCCTAATTTCACTTGCAGTTAAGCTATCAGGTTTAGAAATAATTACACTTGAACCTACGCCACTATCTCTTAAAAAGTCTACAGCTCCACAAAATACTCTAGGATCTCCACCACCACCACTAGAAATAGACTTTGTTGGTAGTCTTAAATTAGTTGTTTGAATAGCTTCACCAGCAAGTGGGTTATCAGTATCATTTGCAATATCTGTATCAGGTGTTGTAACAGTTACTAATGCTCCTGTTGATGAAACATAATATTTTGTACCATGTGTCAAAGATGTTTGATTTTGTTCAATGCCTTCACTGTCAAATGGTAGTACTGAAATTGTGTTTCCTGCACTACCAGATTGTTGTGCAAAACCAAATGATAATGCTTTATTTGTAGTGTTTGTAGTAATTGAATGTGGTAAAGTTCCTGATTTAATTTTTACACTACTAGAAGTAAAACCACTTGCACTGCTTTGTGCTATTTGTAACCATCTTCCTGCTTTAGCATCTGTAAGAGAAGATAAACTAACAGTATCAACCATTCCCCAAAAACCATATTTTGAATATCTTGAACCACTATTACCATCATAACTACTTGTGCTAAGATTGCTTTCTAAAGTATCTGTTATTCCTGAAAAAGTATAAACTCTTAAATTATTATTTGGGTTTTCATACGGACCTTGATAATTGTCACTAAAACCAATGACAAATAATTTTTTATTTAAATGGTCATAGTGAATAGGTAATGCACCTTTGTTTTGACCTGACCCATAACTATCATAAATAAATCTATCCCATGCATCTGTACTATAACTACTTTCTGTTAAATCATAAGCAACAACTTGCCATCTTATATTTTGACCTGCAGTATAATTTGCAATAGAAAAGAATACTTGTCCATGACCATCTGCGGTTATGTATTGTCTATATTCGTAGCCTTGGTCAACAGTTCCACTGTTAGTTAATTCACTTCCATAACCATCTGAAGCGTAATCAAATGTCCAATTAGCATTACCACTATTAGGTGAAGCCTTTATTAAAGTAAATTTTCTATTGTAATTTACGCACATAATTAGAGCTTTATTGTTAGTATGGTCATAAGCAATTCTTGTAAATCTACTTTGTCCACTTGTTGCATTTGCTCTATAACTATTGTTTGTAGATGTTGTTCCTCCAATATATTCGCCATTATATTGACTACCTGTCCATTGAACAGACCATTCACCAATATACCTTGTGTTGCCATACATACCTGCACTTAAAAACTTAACAAGATTATCAGTGCTAGTATCAATAATTGTAGTATCACCATCATATACTTGTGAACCTGATGTACCTGCGGCAATTCTACCAACATCATACATACCACTATAAGTACCACCTGCGGTTGTATATTTTGTGCAAACACCTGCACTAGTCACAGTGAGCATAAAATATTTCCAAGGTTGATTATAACTATTAGTTTCTGTTGAATGAAAAAATACAAAGAATGTTCCACCTGCGGCTGCATTGCAATTTTTAACAAATCTACATCTTAATGTCGGTTTGGCTGAAGCTGCTTGACTTATTGATGGGTTAAAATCATTACCTATTGTCCAATTACCACTTCCTGTATGAATGAATGTTTTAATTCTTAAATCATAAGATGACCAACCTCTAGCCCATACAAAAACAAATCTACCATCATCGCTACCGCACATTGCTGATTGTGTGCCATAATAATGAGGTGCAGGACTACCTGCTAAAGTACCGCTGATAGTAGATGATACATAATCTGCTGCACTTACACTATAATTTGTTGTTGTTGCTGTTTTCTTTACTTTTTTAGTTTCACCATTACTTTCTCTTGTTACAACATTACCAATAGATATGGCATCTGAACCTGAACCAACAACCATGTCAATTTGATTAGCGTCTTCTAAAAATGCCGCTCTTTCAGCAGGGTAAGTTGTAAAAACTGTTGATGTACCTGCTAATGTTATTTTTGCTCCTGAATTAGAACTTTCTAAAACTGTATCTCTACTTAAAGTTGTTCCGCTATCAGTATAAGTACCAATACCAACTTCAAAGTTGTTTCCAGACGTAATTGCATAGTATGTTTGATTTCCATTACCAACAACTGAAAACGTCTGAAAACCGGGCTCTGCGGAACCAAGCGTAATCGTTCCAGTACCAGTGGTAGTGGTTGAAACCTTTACTCTATCTTTAACAACTATTGCCATTAAACTTTAAGCTATTCTTATAATAGCGTTACTCGAGTCGGCAGTAGGAAATTGGATAGTGAAATCTCCAGAACTTGATGATTTATCAGAACCAAAATCAAGAACTGCTACTGCTTTATTAGATTGTGTTGAGTTATATATTAAAGCGCCTCTAGCTGTAATCGTAGAAGTACTAAAAGTTGTGTCAGCAAAATCTGTAAAAGCTGTTGTTCCTGAAGCGGTTGGTGTTACATTTGTTAATGAATTACCACCAGCAGAGTATCCTGTTCCTGTTGTTTCATTAGTTGTTGCATACGCAGTGGTTGCAGCACCTAAATTAGCTGAGGAAGTATACAATGCAAGTTTAAATGTTGCACCTGTTCCAGCTGATCCACCTCCTGATCCGTTTGTAAAATTGTGCACACCTTGTAAAATTTCAGTTTTAAAGCTAGTACACATTGCTTGAGTTATGGCCATATTACATTCTCCTTATAATTTCAGCGAGGTCATCATGTCCCTCTCGGGACAATGTACCACAAATAGTCGTACGTTCAGACAATATAGCTTGTTGCATATAATATCTCAACACTTTGTGGACATTTTCTTTAAATGCTTCTGCCTGATCTCGTATTGCAGGCGGAGCATCTTGGGAAACTGAGATAATATGATCAGTTGCTCTATTAGCCCAATGATCACTATCTAGCCCCTTATTATTAGTTGTTATTACATTGACAGTACCTGTATTTGTACCAATTTCCTCTGTAAACATTAAGTCACCTCTATTCTTAAACTATCAAAACGATATTCATCACGCCTATCTCTACCTTCAAATAAATTTTTCTGTCTTGATATTTCCTCTGCGAACCTTTTTTCATATTCTTGTTGTAAGGTAGGCTCTCCCTTCATAAAAATGTATGCTTCAATTAATGTTCCGTACAAAAGAGCATTTCTAGAATTTTCTGATAAAAAAGTACCAGATGTATTAACAGTCAAACTTGGTGGTCTATATAAATAATTTAACTCCATTGTGTAATCAACATCTGGAGTAGGTGAAAGTAAAAATGTATTGTCTTCATTTTCTGTATTACTGCCAGCATCAAAATCTGCATAATACTTTGGTCTTCCCCTTAAATTTGTTTGCGTTGGGTCATAATCATATGCTTGAATAAATGATGGATGTTTTTTATCAAGATAATGATAATCACCATTTGCATCTATTGCAGCTAAAGAAAAAGAAGCTAAATAATCTTCTGGTCCTTTTAAAAATCTATTACCAGCAGTGCTTGTACCATTAGCAGTTTTTCTAAAAACATTAATTTGAACTAACTCTAACAATCTTTCTTCAGCATTTTTAATAAAATCGTTTATTGTGCTTACAAAAACAGTTTCATCGTTTTGTGTATAATTTTGTACTAATGTTTTTAATTCATCTAATGTCATGTTATTACCACCGTAACTGTACCAACATTTGACTCTATTGCCGATACAGAAAATGCAAAACCAATAGGATCAAATGTTTTATCTGTAAAAGCGTTTACTTTACTTGTTTTTACTACACCTTCACCCGCAGATATGTCTTTATCTGGTCTAGGTTCGTATAAAGCTTCTGGATCAACAACATTAACTCTTAGCTCTAATTGAGGTTGTTTTGGTTCCCAACAGCTTGGACATGTCTTTAAACCATTCCATTCTTTATGCAATTCTTTTAAATAATATCTTTGACCACATCTATCGCATTGTCCAAAAGCTTTTTTACCTGTAGCATAAGTCATGAAAGCCTCCTATAGCTACGCATAGAAGGTCTTATTTGATAGCTTTCTCTTACTTCATCTTGTTCTGCTGCTCTTTTAAACTCTTCTTCATAAACAGCTTTAAGTAGTTGTGTTCTTTCAGGAGCTCTTTTCATAGACAAATAATAAGCAAGACCGCTAGTTAAACAAGGATAAAATCTAAAAGGTACTTGCATAGTGTTTGAACCGTAATCAGCATCATCAATTCTTTCTAAATAATTATAAACAATTTTATCGTTATTATTGTTTGATGTTGGCCATATTTTTATTTTTGGAGAAATTTGTTTATCTACAAAATATTGACTAGGTGTACTTTCGTCTGTTTTATCAGGTATTTGCAAATACTCTTTACGACCAATTGATTGTATAATTGTGTCTGTATCTTTACCATTTACAACCTTACGACTAGCAACTCCTAAAACATCAATTGCACCCTCTGGTAAATCATAAGTTGTTTGACCTTTTGTAAGTGTTTGAACTTTTTCTTTTACAGTCCATTGATTTAGACCTCTGTTGGCCCAATCAGCTAACATAAGATTTATACTTCTTTGAGCTGTTTTTAAATCATAGCCAGTTCGTAGTTGTAGACCACATCTTTCAAATGCTTCTTCAACGTATTCAGCAACATCTAACTCAAAATCTTTGCTATTACTAACTGCCATTTCATTACCCTATTTTAGTAAATTTTCTTTTACCAGGAGCTATTGCACCACAACCTATATTTCCAGATCTTGACCCTGGTTTTATAGTTTTACCATTATAACTTACTAATCCACCCGTATTAAATTTTTTTATTTTAGTTGAGTTTTGTATTTGTTTATTCATTTGAGCCCTTGAAATAGTCATTATTATAAAGATCCAAAAATATCTATATCAGTCATTTGAGGCTGATCATAATCTTGTCTTCTTACAAATCTAGGTTCTTGGTTTCTTACGTCTGACATGTATCTTTGAAACTGCTCTACGTCAAATCTAGAATTAGGATTATACTTTGGAAGGTTTGACATGTGTTCTTGAAATTGTCTTTCGTTTAATACTCGCCTTAATACCTCTATATCAGCAGCATCACCGGGTCTACCCGCGTATGTATCATAACCAGGACTACCAAAACCACCTATAAAAAATGGCATTGTGCGAGGTGACGTTAAACTACCATATCCTGAATACATTGAATAATTAGGAGAAACTCTTTGATATGGAGTTGTCATACCTGATACTGCAAAGTTAGGAGCTGAATTATTAAAAAAAGAACCAACTTTATTACCGATATAACTAGCAGCAGCTGGGATTCCTTGAGTAATTAATTGACCTATCACATCTATTTCCTTTTTAAACCATCACTAATTTTAATAGCAAGCCTATTACACTTGCTGAAGCACCAATCAATATAAACTCTATTCTATAAAGTCTTTTATCTATTGCATCATATCTTTCACTACATGCATCAACATGTAAATCAATTTTTTGTTCTACCGTCGCTACCGTAGCTTTTGGCATTACATTGTTCCAAAAATATTATCATACATAGTAGGATTATTTGTACTTAGATAATCTTGATAATCTTGTGAATATTTTTGACCTTCAAACGGTGTATTTAAATAATTTTGATAATCTGTTGTATACATATCACCAGTAAAACCAGGTGAAGTATATTGATTATAAAGTGTTGAATAAGGATTGTAAGGCAATTGATTATAGTTAAATCCTCCATAACCCCCAAAGAAAGGTGAACCATACATTGAAGGCGAGAAACCACTGCCCATATTACCGTAGAAAGAACCAATACCACCTGCATAAGGATTCATACCATAACCATAACCCATACCACTAAAGAAAGGATTACCATAACCCATACCACCACCATAATTATAGCTAGGTTGTCTAAACATTGAGTTTATAAGACCAAACAATCCACTCATATCTCCAAAACCTGTTTGATTAGAAGGTTGTTTTTGTTGAGCTAATAAATCATTGTAAAGTTGTTCATAGTCAACACCTGCGTCTACTGTTGGTTGTTCAATTACTTCTTCAACAGTTGTATCAACAATAGGATCAAATAAAGTTGGGTCGGGATTTGCAGCACGAAATGCATCTACTCCAGCAAATGTTTCAATTCCTGGATAAAGAGCATTTACGTCTGATGCAAGACCCATAGCAGCTTTACCTGTTGTAGGATCTATATAATAAACTTGATTTCTTCCAGTTCCGGCACCAAAATCTTGATTGTATGGATTGTAGGTAATATTACCTGTAAATTCAGGCATTGTTGTTGGATCATAACGATTAACTAAATCCATAAAAGATTCATCACCACCATATCTTGCAATTATATCATCAAGAGTTGTACTTCCTTGTAAGAAAAAATCAGCAGTGCTACCTAGACCTCTATCAACTAAAGCATTAGCAATTTCTTGAGCAGTTGAAGATGGTAGATTGAGATCAAGAGAAGAGTCATCACTAGAGGATTGATTATCACCAGAAGATTGGTTATCACCAGAGGATTGATTATCACCAGAAGATTGGTTATCACCAGAGGATTGGTTATCATCGGAGGATTGGTTATTACCAGAT